AGGCCGCGTATTTATTACTAGGAGCATTTTATGGTTAGGACTATTTTTGATTGGTTTTCTGATCGGGTATGTGAGCCTTCGAGTTGGGCGGCGGTTGGTGTAGGGTTGATAGGTATTGGAATTATATTTGAGGTTTCTATTTTGGCACCTATTGGGGTGGGTGTTGCTGGTGTTGCTATTGTTATAAGAGAGAAGGGTAAGAAATAATGTTGGGGGCCATACTTCCTGGGTTGTTACCGATTGTGGGGGATGTACTTGATCGGTTTTTCCCGAACAAGGAAGAGAAGGAAAAGGCGCAGCGAGAGATTGAGGCGCGGTTATCTGAGCATCTCGCAAGTATCGATCTTGCGCAGATACAGGTTAACCAGCAGGAGGCGGCGCATCGCAATATTTTCATATCTGGTTGGCGGCCATTTATAGGGTGGTCGTGTGGGTTGGCGTTGTTTTACACTTATCTGGCGCAACCGGTGTTGACATTTATTTTGGTTCAGCGGGGGGTATACGTGGACCTTCCCCCGGTGGATTTAGGGGCAATGATGCCGGTTCTATTAGGGATGTTAGGTCTTGGGGGTTTAAGGAGTTGGGAAAAGTACAAGGGGATCACTAAGTAGTGGTTATTGTATGGAAGGACGACTTTTGGGTTGCTTAAATGTTGTTAACTATTAAGTGGTGATGTGATGGCTAATGGAAGACCTTCTCTTATAGACAAGATCATGCCGGCGCAGGGCATGCCTCTTGGGGGCCTGACGGACGAGGACATTGAGGTCGAGCAGATAGAAGAGCCGACCGGGATGATTGAGGAGGAGGATGGTTCTGTTGTTTTGAATTTTGAAAAGCAGATCCGGGAGCGTATGCAGGCGGAGCCAGACGCCAATTTGGCAGAGCTTCTTGATGAACGGGAGATCATGAAGATTGCTGATGATCTGCTTGGTTTGTACAAGGATGATCGTGCTAGTCGTGATGACTGGGAAGACGCTTATGTCAGTGGTCTAGGGTTGTTAGGCATTAAGTATGAGGAGCGAGAAGAGCCGTTTAGGGGTTCGAGCGGTGTTACTCACCCGGTGATTGCAGAGGCGGTGACGCAGTTTCAAGCGCAGGCTTACAAGGAGCTTTTGCCTAGTTCAGGGCCGGTACGGACACAGATTATAGGGGTATCCACTCCTGAGACTGAGGCGCAGTCTGAGCGCGTCAAGGAGTTCATGAATTATCAAATTATTCATGTAATGGAGGAGTTTGACCCTGAGACTGATCGTTTATTGTTTTATTTGCCGTTAGCCGGGAGTGCTTTTAAGAAAGTTTACTTCGATGATCTTCTGGATCGGGCTGTGGCACGGTTCGTGCCGGCTGACGATCTCGTAGTTCCTTACAATGCGACTGATTTGAACTCTGCTGCTCGGATTACGCATGTAATTCGCATGTCGGAGAATGATGTTCGTAAGTTTCAGGCTGGTGGGTTTTACCGGGAAGTGGAGTTGGTGCCGTATGATCAGGACGATGAGCTCAGGGACAAGGAAAGGGAGCTGTCCGGTATCCAAAAAACCATAGATGACAAGGATTGTACGCTTCTAGAGGTACATACGGACCTAGATCTACCTGGTTTTGAGCATGTCAGTCCGCTTGATGGCGAGCCGACGGGTATAAAGTTGCCATATATCGTTACAATGGACGAAGGAAGCTCGAAAATCCTCTCAATACGGCGAAATTGGCGCGAAGGTGACGAATTTTTCCGCAAAATCCCTTATTTCACGCATTATAAGTTTCTTCCGGGGCTTGGGTTTTACGGTTTTGGACTTTTGCACATGATTGGGGGGTTGGGGCGCTCTGCGACCTCCATTTTGAGGCAGCTTATTGATGCTGGGACATTGGCAAATCTTCCCGCTGGTTTTAAGGCTCGCGGTATCCGCATTCGTGATGCTGATGTGCCTCTTTCTCCTGGTGAATTCCGTGATATTGACGTTCCTGGTGGAGTTCTCAGCCAAAGTATCCTCCCGTTGCCGTATAAGGAGCCGTCCCAGACTTTAATGCAGCTTTTGGGCTTTGTAGTTGCTGCGGGCCAGCGGTTTGCGGCCATTGCCGACCTACAGGTGGGCGACGGCAACCAGCAGGCGGCGGTTGGAACCACGGTGGCGCTGCTCGAGCGCGGTTCTAAGGTGATGTCGGCGGTCCACAAGCGGCTGCATTACGCTCAAAAGATTGAATTTAAGATGCTGGCCAGGGTATTTGCTGAATCTTTGCCGCCCATGTACCCCTATAACGTCTGGGGTGCTGAAACCATGATTAAGCAGACAGATTTTGACGACCGTGTTGATATCATGCCTGTTAGTGATCCCAACATCTTTTCGATGTCGCAAAGGCTGGCGCTTGCTCAGACGCAGTTGCAGTTGGCTCAAAGCAATCCGCAAATGCACAATTTGTACGAGGCTTATCGGCGCATTTATGAGGCTATTGGCGTTCCGAATATTGAGGGTGTTTTACCGACGCCCGTGCCTCCGCAGCCTACCGATCCAGCGATAGAGAATGCCAAGTCCATTATTCAGGAGACGTTACAGGCGTTCCCGACGCAGGATCATGACGCGCACATAGCTGCGCATCTTATGTTTATGAAGACGCCAACGCCCGCTGCGACTCCTGCTATTTTTGCATTACTTCAGGCGCATTTGTGCGAGCATATTGCGTTTAAGGCTCGAGGAGTTGCGCAAGCCGAGATGATGCAGCAAGCTCAGCAGATGCAACAGATGCAGGCTACGGGGCAGATTTCTCCACAAGAGTCTCAGCAGCAGATGCAGGTTGACGTGGAGGCCAAGGTTGCGCAGTACATTGCGCAGTACACCGAAGAGGTTATGGCTGCATTGTTGCCGCCGCCTGGTGGCGAGATCGACCCGCTTGTGCAGCTACGTGACAAGGAGCTCGACATTAAAGCCATGGACATGCAGCGCAAGGCCGATGAGTTTGCTTCCAAGCAGGCGTTTGAGGAGCAGCGTGAGGGAGAGCGTCAAGATTTGACTCGTGAGAAGATGGATTCGCAGGAAGACATTGCGTTGCTTAGGGCTGATGTTAATCTTGAGAGGATTGGTACGATGGGCAGTGGTCGAGGAGAGTAGATATGCCGCTTAACAAGAAGGGCCGGGATATCATGCGCAATATGAAGGGTAAGTATGGCGCTGATAAGGGCGAAAGTGTTTTCTATGCTTCTAAGAACAAAGGTACTATTAGTAATGTGGAAGATGTTCCACGTGGAACACAACTGAATAGAGGTGGTCTTGTGAAAAAGCCAAAGAAAATGGAGCATGGTGGGATGGCTTATGACGTCACGCATGGGTCCGAGGATGTTCCCGTGGAGTGGGGTCGTAAGAAGTTAGATGGCGGTACTGAGCAGCTTATCCAAGGTACTGAGTTTCAGGTTCGCGGTCGTTATTTCAACAACAATAACGGTAAGGGGACATTCTGATGGCTAAGAAGAAAGAAATGATAACCGAAAAGTTACAAGGGGACAGTAGAGGAAAGCCTTCTAAGAAGAAGGTCGAGAAAAAAATGATAACCGAAAAGTTACAAGGGGACAGTAGAGGAAAGCCTTCTAAGAAGAAGGAGCGTAACGAAGGCGGTAACCTTATATCTCGTAAGGACCGTGAGACGGCTAAAAAAGTTACGAGGATGTTCTGATGCCAAGAAACGTGGTTTATCCGGACCCGATGTCGGCACAACGTTACCGGGACGAGGTTGGTGGTGTTGTTGAGGAAGTCCCAGGTGGTTTTATGGTGGCCGAGGTGGATGAGCTAGGCTACATGCACGGTGGGATGGCGCATGAGAAGCGTGATCCTATTAAGTACGCCAAGGGCGGAGCGGTCAAAGGTAAGGGTTTTAAGGGGAATTATTAAATGGGCGTAGTTAAGCAGTCTATGATAGAAGAGTTATATCACGAGCATTTGGAACACGAAATTAAAGAATGCTTGCTCGCACACGGGGATTTTGATGTTTCTGTTATTGATAATATGAGCATATCCTTTCCATCTGAATTTTCTTCTGGTGGGACTGTAAAGTAGATAAAAGGACTTATATTTCGTGGTTTCAGTATATAAGAGGATAATCTGATGAAAGGTGGTTTACCTCCTCCCACACGCCCTGTTGTCGGGGGAATTGGAACAGTTAAAGGTACAGGTCAAACAGGACAAGGTGGGATATCTTTCGCGAGGCTGCGACGAAATCGACTTGCAAAAGCAAAAGAGGAAGCGAAGTTAGCGAAGTTAGCGAAGTTAGCGAAGACGAAAACAGGACAAGAGGTTAAAGCATATGGAGCAATGGCCGCTGCGGGTGGTGTTACTGGGCATTATTTAAACGTTATACACGAAAATATTGAGGATATTGATGAGGAAATAGAGGAACTGAAAAGACGGAGACATGAGGCAGTTAGAGCGGGACTCCCTAAGAAGCGGTCAACCAAAAAAGCTGAAGGTGGTTTAGTTACTAATTTCAAAGGAACATTCTGAAGGTATACTAAGATTCGTGGTTTCAGTATAAAGGAGAGCTAAGTGATTCATATCATCTCGTTAGGGGCTGGCGTTCAATCGTCCACAATGGCCTTGATGGCGGCACACGGTGAGATAGAACCCATGCCCATCTGCGCCATATTTGCTGATACCGGCTGGGAGCCGAAGGCGGTTTATGAATGGCTCGACCAATTGGAGAAATGGTTGCCATTCCCGGTAGTGCGGGTCACAGCGGGGAATATTAGAACCGACCAAGTTGATGCTCATGTGCGCGGTACAAAAAAGAAGGGGCAACGATGGGCTGCGCTACCTTATTTCACCAAATCCCCCGAGGAGATTCGTGAAGGGCGCGTCACTAGACAGTGTACAGCGGAGTACAAGATTTCTCCGCTCAATAAGCACATGAAACAGGAAATAATGGGTCTTAAGTTCAGGCAGCGAACTCCCAAAGAGCCAGTGATTTGTCAGTGGATGGGAATTTCACGGGATGAGTCCTCGCGCATGAAGCCGAGTAGGGATCGATGGAAATCACATCGTTTCCCACTTGCAATGGAGCATGGGATGGCTAGATCGGACTGTCTCCAGTGGATGGACAAACATTCGTATCCCAAACCTCCTCGTAGTGCCTGTATTGGTTGCCCTTTTCACTCAAACACAGAATGGCGTGAGATGCGTGATACGCGGCCAGACGAGTGGCAGGATGCTATTGAGTTTGATGCCGCTATTCGATGGGCTGGCGGAATGGACAGGCCAACTTTTCTACACAGGTCTTGTGTTCCCCTTTCAGAGATAGACTTAATAACCCCTGAGGATCGTGGTCAAGGGACACTTTTTGGGGAAGAATGTGAAGGAATGTGCGGTGTTTGAAAGATATGGCTGACCCCGTAAC